CATACTTAAAGATATTCTATCTCGTTGTATGTATTTAAGCTAGATATAAGATTATATGTGCAAGATATCTGATTTCATCATGCTTGCTAGCTCGTTAGCACGACCTTTAACTTGTTTGGCCCATTTACTATCAAGCATTTGTTTGGCTGCTTCTTCGTAATCCTGTTCGTGTATAGCAGATAGCATATTACTAAATTTAAATAACCTGTTTCCTAGATTGAAATACATATTAATTAAAACTATTTTTCTTGTTTCTGATAACTCACCAAAACTTGGTATTTGTGCAGACAAGATCTTAATACAATTTTGTATATCGTTATTAAGGAGATATTCAGCTTCGTCTTGCGATATACCGCCTCCTAATCTTTCATCTATTAGTCTGCCATATCCAATTGTGAGATATTTTTCAGGTGTTGAATCTTCATAAGCATGTGAGACAAACCCTTCATGTAGTCTTAACAGGTGACTAACCTTTTGTTCTAGTGTTTCTGTTGTCATAAGATAATACCTTCTAAAAGTAAGGCGACTACACTACATATTAAACCTACTAATAAAACTATGAGTGTAGTCAGACCCCCTGAGACTTTTTGTTGAAGCTCTTTCAGCTCAAGCTCTATATCAACAAATTTATTGAAAACAGTTTTCCATCTCTCTTCGCTCTCTTTTTGATGAACAGATAGTTCCAGATGGACATCTGCTGCTGTTTTTCTTGCCACTTACTTTTTAAATTTTTCTAGCCACTCTGGTTTATTTTTAGATACCCATAAGTATCCTATAATACCCACTAAGACTAGGATCATAATATATTCCATTAGTCTTCAGTCTCCTCTTCAACCTCTTCGACTTCGGCTTCTTGCGCCAGGGTTTCTACTGGCTCGGCAATCTGCTCTTGATACTTCTGTAAAGAAGTTCCGATGTAATCTCTTAATTGAGATACTATTTTTACTTCTTCACCCCTGATAGCTCCTCTTGCGAGTGAGACATCAATTAATTGTAACGCTGTTATTAAAAATTGTTTTTCGTCCATAGTTCTTCTCCTATTGAACTAGATTATATATTAAGTTGCGGTAACTACCAAGGCGCCAGCGTTGCTGACTGTAATCTTGTATTCTGTATTATTTGCTGACCTTAAATAAATACCTGCATCAGCTGTATCAAAGAATAAACCACCAGTATGTAAATTGACATCCCCTGTAGAGTTATCTGATATTGAAAACCTTTTTGTTGGAGTTGATCCTGTTTTAACTACAAAATTTCCTGATGTGTCTGAACCAAAATCAACTGGATTATCACCTAATGTGTCTGTTCTAATAAGCGCTTCTGCAGTTTCTGCAAGAAAATGTCCTATCACTCCACCATCTGCGCTTCGTGATTCTAAGCTATATGAGCCACCTATTGTTAGTATATTACTTGCACAATTAGTATTAACTACTATTCCTTTCAAAGAGCCGACGGTACTTTCTCTTCCTATAATTAATTGATCGGAAGAATCATCTAATCCCATATAATAATCTACAGCATTACCATCAAATACTATTTTAGAATCTACCGCTGCCCCATCTCCTATAGTTACCGTATCATCTGTAAGAGACAATATGCTGTTAGTTCCCACAGTAGAGCCTACACCCATTACTAATTTATCTGATGTGTCATCCAAACCTACATAAAAGTCTTTAGCATTACCGTCGAATACTACTTTTGTATCTTCTTCGCCACCATCTCCTATTGTTAAAGTTGGTGTAGTCCCTGTAATTTTTACGGAATCTGTTAAGACTATATCTGTTAAAACTGAAACTATATTAGCAGAACTACCACCGCCATCGGAATAGACGGCCATAACTGAACCGTTAGGTATAGTGACGTTAGATCCTGAACCTTGACTTATTATTATATTGTATGGGCCTCCACTACCTGAATCCGTTGTAGCGTTCTCAATAAACCATACTTTGCTGACCGTATTTGGAGCTAAAGTAATTGTACAATCACTATCCAAAGCACCTGTATATTTTAAGTATAAAGATCTGCCTGGATCAGTAGAACCGTCTGCTATTGTAGTGGTGTGTGTATTAGCATTAGTGGTGATAGCTTCTGTACCAAAACTAAAAGCTTCAGCTACTAATGATAGGTTTGTGTTAGTTGATGTGCCCCAAGTACCAGATTCAGCACCAGTATTTATTTCTTTGAGTCTTAAATCGTTGTTAAAACTAGCCATATCAGTATTATGCCAACCTAATTATAGAATTGGAAGCTCCTGTTGAAGGAAAGGTAATAGTCAGATTGCTAGCTGAAGCACTAACATCTTTACCAAAACTAATCACACAAACTGCTTTATTGCTGTCTGATGAGTTATAAATTAAGGCTCCAGCAGCTGTTAAGGTGACATTTGAAAACGTGAGGGGATCAAAGTCGACAACTGCTGTAGTGCCATCTGTTGTAGGTGTACCTGTTTTTAGTGTTAGAGTTGCACCACCTGAAGTGTAGTTTGTACCTGTCACTTCGCCACTAGTAGTAAATGCTGTTGTGCTAGCGTCTAGAGAAGCTGTACTGGAGTATAAAGCTAATTTAAAGGTATCAGGTGAACTTGCTTTATTAAAATTATGTACACCTTGCAATAACTCTTGTTTGAACGAAGTGCAAAGCGTTGATGTGATAGCCATAATTTATCTTACCATTTTTTCGGCTCTGGTGGGTCTTGTCTGCCTGCTACAAATTTTTGTGGCTCAGGCTCTGGTACAGCTCTTTGCCTATATTCGCTTCTACGCATAGCCCTATAGTCACCAGCGTTATTTTGTAATATTACCATAGGATCATCTAACCTGTGATATCCGTATAATTTATCTTCTGCAGCTTCATTCTGATCAAGTAAAGAAGATGATCTAGCAATACCTATACTAACACCTACAGATTCGAGTTTAGAGAGCCAATATTCTACACACCCTCTACCCTGCTCGGCAAAGTGTAAATTACCCTTATAACTGTAATCTACGCCGAATAAAGATAGTTTCCCTACTTTACACCAATAAGCAAAAGCAACCGCATAAGCTACTGTATTGTTTAGATAAGCAGATTTACCTGCTTTCATAACTTCATTTATAGGATATTCCACGAGTCCTGGACATCTATCATCTAGCTCACAAGAATAAATAGGGCCTTGGTGTTTTAACAAAACTTGTTTCATACCTTCAGTTTGTTGACCAGCGTCATCTGTATCTAAGAACCTAGATGCTGGGTCCATCATAAAGACTCTATCGTGAATAATAACAGAAGAAACAGCGTTGATAGCCCAAACTTCATCAAACTGTACACCATGACTTTTAGCAATATTGTAGTCTTGCCAACTAGCTCCTAGTCCTACTATGGCAACATGTTTGCCTTCTAATTCTTTTATTGGGATCATTAAGTTACAGGCTTTCTAAGAGAGTCATAACGGTATTCATCTCTTCTACTTCTACCCTCAGCTCTATTTTTAAGCCTTGCAAGTTCTTGTTGATATCTTGCTTCGTATACTTGAAACATATCAGGATCGCCTTTCATAAAGGTATAGCCTTCTAAAAGACAACCGTATAAAAGTAGGTTTCTAGCATTATTTGATAACCAAGTGCCAGTTGTATCTGTCACTAAGGAATTAGGTTTGAACAGATAGTTTAGCTCTGCGCTGTAGTTCGCATCAGGCACAGGTGCTACAACCAAAGTAGATGAACTTAAACCTTTTTCTTTAACAGCATAATATTTAGGTAAAGCTCTTTTAGTAGAATCTGCTGGATCTACGTCATATTCTTGTATAAATGACGGATGTTTTTTATCTAGATAATGATAGTCAGAGCTTGAATCTATAACAGCAAAACTAAAAGATAAAACATAATCAGATGGTGTTGCTATTGTCTTAGTCCCTGCTGTAAAAGTTAAAGTAGCTGTTTTTCTAAAATTATCAAACTCTACCTCTTGAAATATTTTATCTTCTGTATTTTTTATGATGTCATCTATCGTAGCTACAAAAGTAGTTTCAGTATTTTGTAAGTAATTTTGTATTAAGGTTTTTAATTGTGCTAGTGTCATTATGATATTGTAACTGTTCCTAAAGCAGATGTAATTGCAAAACCTTGGAAGCTGCGACCAACTATAGCTGTACTAGTAAATACTCTACCGTCTCCTGCTTCAACATCAGTATCTGGTCTAGGATCGTGTAGAGCCTCTGAATCTGAGACATGTGTAGATGGTTCTAATTGTGGATGTTTTGGGTCAAATTGGTCTGGCCCAACCTTAAGTCCGTTCCAAGTTTTTTTCATGTCTTTGAGCTTGTATCTGAAACCTGAAATATCACAAATACCGTATGCGTGTTTACCAGTAGCCATCAATAATTCCTTATACTTGGTCTAACTCTGAATGAAGCTCTATCTTCGTCTTGGTCAGCGGCTCTTCTAAATTCTTCTTCGTAGATACTCTTAAGTTGTGCAGTCAATTGAGGATTCTTTTTAATACTTATGTAGTAAGCTAGCCCTGCCACAAAACAAGGAAATAATCTGAACGGCATATCCATAGTATTTTTAGCATCATCTACATCATCCATCCTTGTTAGTTTATTAAATCGTATTATATCGGTTGAGTTTTCAGGTGTTGGGTAAATGAATAAAGTTGGATTATTTTGTTTATCTAAGAAATATTGTGACGGCTTTGACTTGGTAGCTTTATTAGGGATATTGAAAAACTCTGATCTTGAAAGTTTATCTAGCCTAACATCTGTTGTAGTTCCACTAATTGTTCTTCTGATAGTAACGTCTAAGACATCAATTACATTTGTGCCTAAGGTGTAACTGTTCGTGCCTTCAGTAACGGTTTTTGTGCCTGTCTCGATAGTCCATTGGTTCAAACCTCTATTAGCCCATTCAGCTAACATTAAGTTTGCAGATCTGATTGCAGTTTTAAGATCGTATCCAGTTCTGAGTTCTAAGCCACATCTTTCATATGCTTCTTCAACAAACTCTGTTATGTCTGGTTCGAAGTTTGTACTTCCTGATGTTGCCATTTTTAGTCCTCATATAAATTATTAAATGTAATTGAGGGATCTAGGTAACTTTCATGACCTTCTGCTGAATGTGCCCATTGAGACGGTTTAAAGTCTGGAGCACCCTCGCCAGTCACCCATAAAGCAGGGCTTGTAGCTCTTACTCTATTGTTAGGTAAAGCAACTAGATTACCTTTCCAATTACAATCTTCTGTTATATATAATACATGAGATTGCTTATGTTGTGCAGGGTCATCTGCAATAGAGTTATTTGTGTAGTCTACGGTAAATAAATACTTAGCTTGGTAAAAATCACCACCTA